AGGAGAGGCCCAGTGATGCCCCGCCGCCGGTCCTGGAAGTTAGAATACTCTCCAAAGAGGAAAGTAAACCTCCTACCGAAGCTCCGCCTCCGGTCTCGGATGACGACTGATGCTTCTCAAGTATAATGCCGGCCAGGTTTTCCTCGACAGGAGGAGACACCGGGTATTGAAGGCCGGCCGGAGGTTTGGGAAGACCTTTGAATTCATCGCAGAACTCGAGAGAGGGGCGACCATCTGCCGAGACGACATGTGGTATATCGCCCCTACCTATCGGCAGGCCAAAGAGATATTCTGGGAACCTCTGAAAGCCCATTTCCCGAAAGAATGGATCAGGGGTAAGCCCAATGAGAGTGAGTTGTCGATTGAGATCCTGAATGGTCTTCACATAAAGTTAAAGGGGGCTGACAATTTTGATTCCCTCCGAGGGAAGGGCCTGGGGCTGGCCCTCTTCGATGAGTTCGATTACATGGATGAGAACGTGTGGCCAAGGATCATCCGGCCCATGCTCGCGACGACCGGTGGCCGGGCTCTCTTTTCCGGAACCCCTGATGGGAAGAAGCAACTAGCGGCCCTCTATGCTAGGGGACAATCCCATGACTACAAGGACCGGAATTGGGGATCCTTCAAATTCACCACTCTTGATGGGGGCTGGGTATCCGAGGCTGAACTCGAGGAGATCAAAGCGGACCTTGACGAACCCACCTTTAGGCAAGAACATCTTGCCGAGGACATTCTAACTTCTGGGGCGGTCTACTCAGCTTTCTCTGACGAGAACATCGTACCCTGTCCGAAGAAGCTTCGGGACGGGCCCCTTTGCGCCGGGATGGATTTCAATACCAATCCTTGGATGGCGGCCACCATATTCGCCTTGGATGGGGATATCATCTGGTTCTCTGACGATGTCATCATCCCGAGAGGGAACACTCCGATGATGATAGAGGAACTGAAGAACCGGTATGGGGATCGTCTGAAGGATATCTACCCTGATCCGGCCGGAAGGCACCCCACTACCAAGGCCCCTATCGGAACCTCTGATTTCAGTCTCCTTGAGAAAGCCGGTTATGTTCTTCATTCCAGGATGTCGACCCTATCCGTTAAGAACGGGATCAATGCGGTAAACTCGAGGCTCTGTTCTATGACCAAAAAGAGGCAGATGTTTGTCGACCCTTCTCTTGTTAGAAAGAGCTCGACCATGCCTCCTCGCCTGATCGATTGCCTACAGAACCATACCTACAAGACGAATACCTCAATCCCGGAAGAGGACAACTTCAAACATGAGTGTGACTCCGTGAGGTATCCAGTAGAGTTTATCTGGCCTATCAGAAAGGACAGCGAATGGGCTCAATGACCAGAAAAATGTTGATCGGTATATTCAAGGTCCGGGTGAAGGATTGGGAGGCCATGGGGAAGAGGAAACTTCAACGGGCCTTCATCCATGACTTGAACCGGATGTCCCTTGAAGAGATGGAAGCCGTAGCCAATCGGAACCTCCCCATGCCCTGCTATGATCGGGCCTGGAATAAATGGGTGGCGGCCAGGATCCGTAACGGGGCCTTCATCCTGCAAGGGCGGGAGTGGCTGAAACATCGGGATCGTTACCATGTTCTCCATAAGGATCTGTCGAGGCTTGAAGCCTTAGTTATTCGGAGGAAACCATGACTCTTGCGGAAAGATATATTCGGGACTGGTGGATTCAAAAGACCTGGGATGATAACGTGTCTCGGCAGAACCTCGCCCGAAGACTGATCGACTATTACAATGGAAATCAACTCGAGTATCTGAAACTGGTTCTGGATGATCAGTTCGCGGATCCCGCGGCCTTGAAGTTGCAGTTGGGGATCGATAATATCACCCAACTCATCGCGGACAAGATTTCCAGGGTCTTCGATTCACCGCCGACCCTGACCTGTGAGACCCCGGCCGGACAGGCCCTACTAGACTCCCTGACCGCTGATGGGAAGTTCTTCCTGACCCTGAAGACGGCCGAAGTTTATGCCAATCTCACCTGTCTAGTCTCTCTCCATCCCTGGTTTGATGACAAACAGAAGAAGATCAAGACCCGGCTGATGCCTTCCCATTCCCTGTGGGCGATCCAATCCGAAGACGATCCTACCGAGGCCGAGGCCATTGTCTATTCTCAATGTTCGGCCGATACCGTCAGTCCGATGCCGACCGAGAACTTCACCTACTGGGATAAGGAGACGACCCGACGATTCAATTTGAGTGGGGTAAACCTTCTGGACGAATCCCCCAATGTTTACGGGATCCTTCCTTTTGCCATCCTGCGGGATCAGGTTCCTGTTGACCTGTTTTTCCCGGCCATTGGTGATACCCTGATCAATGCGCAGGATCAGCTCAATGTGATGTTGACCGAATTGAATCAGTTGATCAAGATGCAGTCTTTCTCTCAGCCAGTGTTTTTCGGTTTGAGTGATCCGAAAGAACAGATCAAGGTCGACCCCTCCAAGCCGATCAAGATTCCGGCGGGTCAGCGAGACGAGACTCAGCCCGATTTCAAATTCGTGACCCCGCAGGCTCGAATAACTGAGGTTATGGAGGCCATCAAAGAACACGTGGAGAGGACCTGTTCCCGATGGGATATCCACGTCAATGTTCTGGATTCCGGAAACATCATTTCTGGGTTCGCCCTGAAGTTGACCGAAATAGGTTTGAATCGTCGCCGGGAAGACTCCATTCCTCTCGCCACCGAGGCTCTCAATCAGTGGTGGGCAATTGTGAAGGTGGTTCATAATTACCACTTCCCTTCTC